CGTTCGGCGATAAGCCGTTGTCTGAGGCTCCACTCAAAGGCCCGCCTCTGCATCCATTCTGCCGCTGCCGCCTCTCGGTCTGGCTGGGATCACGGGAAGGTGTGGGTCCTACCGAAGCACCTAAGGCTTTGGAACGTGAAGCATGGAGAACTGTCCTTCGTGGCTGGTCACCCTATGCTTCTGAGCCTGCAAGGCTTCGGGCTGCCGATGGGCTGATTGAACAAGTAGAAGCCCAAATGCCGAAGTCGGTAATTGCTGTGGCTAGAAGAGCTATTAGAGATGGCGAGTTCACAGGACCGAACCCGTTGCTAGAATAGTTAATCATGTATTAGAATGATCATCAATTAATCCGAAAGGAAGAAGGCCAATGGCTGACGAGGACACTACTACTGAAGGCACTGAGGAAGAAGAAGGTACTGAGGAGGAGGGTACCGAGGAATCTTCTGAGGAAGGCACTGAAGAAGAAAAGACCATTGATCCTGAAGAGTTTAAGAAGATGGAGGCTGAGCGCGATAAGCTTCGTGAGCAGCTGAAGAAGCGCAATCAGGATCTGGTTCGGCATCGCAACAAGCTCAATGAGGTTAAGTCCAAAGACAAGCAACAGGACAACGAGAAAGAGTCCGAACTTGCTGAGGCACTCAAAGAGAAGGAGCGGGAGGCTAAGTCCTGGCGTACGAAGACCATTAAGGCTTCGGCTAGTTCCGCTCTCGCTGAAGCTGGTGTGAACAGCAAGCACCTCAAGCGGGCTGCTCGTCTCATCGATACCGATAATCTGGATCTTGATGATGAGGGCGAACTGATCGGGCTGGATACCGAACTGGATTCCCTCCGTGAAGAGTTCCCCGAGATGTTCGTTTCCGATGAGCCTGAGAAGCGTGTCGTCAAGAAGCGTATCGTTTCTAAGACTGCTCGTAAGGATGCAGGCGACAAGGGTCCTCAGGAAAAGAAACTGTCTTCGGCAGAAATGCTCGCACAGGGATTGCTTGGCTCTCGAGCTGAATAGGGTCCACACAATTGAATAGGATAGTTACTGGAGGGGTCGGGAAACCGGCCCTTCTTAGTAGAGTAGTATCTAGTCATGGGTTCGGGTTGCGGAATGGTAGATATGTAGTGTATACTTACGCTTGAAAGAATAAGACCAGATTATTCTTGTTCGCCCGTGATGGGTATCTGTTTATTCGATACCCTGGAAGGGGTGACAAGTAATGGCACAGAATAACTTTAATGACTGGATTCCCGAAGAGTGGGGTGGTGCAGTCATTCAGCGGGTCAATCAGACTTCCGCTGTTGAGGCTCTTGCTCGGCGTGAACCCATGGGCACCGATGCGAAGAACGTTCTCCGTTCCGCTGGTGTCGGTGTTTCTGCGGTTGCCAAGGGCGCTGCGTATACCGAAGACACTTCCGTCAATGATGATGTGACGCTGACCGCTCGCAAGTTCGGTCAGGCTATCCGCATCGCTGATGAGGACATGAAGGACACTTCGGGTGTTGTGAACATCATCGCTACCAAGCAGCTCGACTGGGCTACTTCGTATGCGAAGTTCATTGACAACGCGACTCTCGCGACTTCGGCTGCCTCGAACGGCACTACGGTTCCGTTCAACTCGGTCTACTACGCGCTTACCCAAACTAACTCGGACACGAGTTACACGGCTAACGCGAACCTCACCCAGACTGGTTCTGCCAGCGTCACGTATGACAACCTGTCTGAGGCTCTCGGCGACTACGAGGAAGGCGACTTCTTCGATGAGTCGTTCACCCGCGTGGTTGCTCACCCGTACTTCCGTCGCGCACTCCGTGGCATCAAGGACGATCAGGGTATGCCCATCTTCGTCCGTGGTCAGGGTGGCGACGCAGGTACTCCTGACACTGTCTTCGGTCACCCGGTCACCTGGTCTAACGGCTGCCGCCTGTCGGCTACCGCGACTTCGGCTCCGGCTGGTAACCCGATCATGGTCTTTGGTAACATGCAGTACCTGATCCTGGGTGTTCGCTCGGGCCCTGAGTCCATGACCGCTGGTGCAGACACCGGTGTTGGCTTCCTTACGGATGACGCCATCCTCAAGATGCGCGCTCGCCGAGGGTTTGTTGTTGGTCACGAGAAGGCTTTCTCGGTCCTCGAGGACAACAGCTTATAGGGACTCGGAGGGGGGATCGTTTGGCCTTCGCGGTTTCCCCTCCGACCCATACGTCCTGTCTTACTCTTACTTATCTGGGGAGGTGATCACATGGCTACTTGGGCAACTGTTGCTGATGTCTTGTCCATCACGGGTGAGACTGTTACTGAAGAGCAGATCCAACAAGCGGGATATGTGATCGAGACATGGGCCAACCGAACTTACGAGATGGCCGACCGGCTCCGGCCACGTGATCGTCACTGGATGAAGGTGGCTACTGCTTACCAAGTGGTGTGGCAGATTAGCCAACCCGGGTATCTGACTAACCTGACTAACGTCACGGACTACAACCAAGATGGTATGCTGACCCGCTTTGACTCCAAGGTGGACCAGTCGCTCGCTCCGATGGCTTCTAGGTCATTGAAGAATCTGTCTTGGAAGATTTCTCGGACCCTCCGCACTCCGGATGTTAATCAGCCGGTAGGTGTGGACCCCACGCTCATTGACTATACGCATGAATCTTCGGACGAGCTTTCGGCCTGGACTCCGCTGAATAGTCACATGAGTCAGGGTGGGGGGTGTTAAGAATGTTCCGTCCTACTACGCTCGTGACGATTATGACTACAGGCACCACAGAAGACCAATTCGGAGATGTTGTTGAGAACAGCACTACGATTGCCTCAGGTGTACCCGCTGCGATCATGGAGCGAAGAGAACGGGTCTTTCTTCCGAACACCACCGAACCCCGGATCATTCACTACTACACTGGCCGACTGCTTTATGGTCAGGCCGTTACTAAGAACAATCGAATCAAAGATGAGAATACCAACGAGATCTACGTCATTGAGAATGTTTCTTCGCTGGCCTCGCCCGTGAAACGACAGCCTCTTCGGCTTGATCTGCGAAAGGTGCTCGGGGATCAATAAGAGTTGTAGAGACTCTGATCACTAAGCAAGTAACTACCTGAACCGTAAAGGAAGGGGGATAGCAATGTCTGATAGTAGATTCCGACCGGAGCCTGGATGGCACAAGAACGTAGAACGTGCCATTGACAACGGTCTGCTTGTCCCCCTGTGCAAGGCCATCACCAAAGACGCTCAGCGATATGTCCCGGTGCGAACGGGTGACCTCAAGCGGGACATCACCTGGGAAGTGCAGTCGGGGGTAGGACGCATTGGCTCCAACTTGGATTACTCCGAGTATGTTGAGCGCGGAACCCCCAAGATGGCTGCACAGCCGTATCTAAGGCCCGCCCTGTATCGGGTAAGGACATTGTTATGACGACACTCCCAGCTACCTCTGAGCTCGTTACAGTGGCCTTCATCAAGAACGTTCCCGGGGTCACATCCGGCCAAGTGGCAACCACGCTGCCGGATGACAACACCACCTGGGCTACGTCTGGATTCATCCAGGTTGGTCCCGTTGTGGGTGGACAGCCCGATATGTACTATGCTCGGCGTATGCCAGTCATCCAGGTCTCATGCTGGGCGAATAACCCCAGTTCTAATCAAGTGCCCTGGGGCAAGGCTAATTATCTCGCCGAGCTGATTACTAACTACATGTATGACTTCTCGGGCATGAAGGACGAACTTACTCTTCCGGGCATCTATGCCACGGCTCGAGTTAACTCGGCTCGATTGCTGACAGAGTTCCGCAGGGTCCCGGATACTGAGGGCGATTATGCTCGGTATGACGCAGACCTCGAAGTTGCCTGGGTGCAGACGGAGGCCACAGTACTATGAGCCGCTATGCACTGTATGGTGACTACACCAAAGACTTGCTGACTTTCCAGGGAATGGTTATCTTCCACACCAATAAGTCGGAAATGGAGTTTCTGTTCCCTCGCAGCAAGGTAGTCCGCATCACTGATGGTGATCTGGGCAGACCCGTGATCAAGCTCCAGGATCATCCGGGGATGGGTCACATTTCTTTCCCGCTCAAGAAATCCGAATTCAGATAGGAGGTGTGGACTATATGCCTATGATCCGTACGGTCTTTCAACCTGACCGCGTTATCGAGGTTAGCGAGACTGAGTATCTCGACCTCGAGCGTCAGGGTGCAGTTAAGGCTGTCATTGTCCCCAAGGCTGCGGAGCCGGAAGCCGACACGGCCGACGTTCCCACGAAGAAGAAGTAAGGAGCTGATAAGCCATGGCTGTTAGTGTTACTAACCTGATCCAGGGACCGGGCACCCTGTACTACGCGGAGTATCCCGCAGTGGAACCGGCTGAAGGGGACGTGAACACGACTCCCCCGACTTCCACCTGGACTGACGTCGGTGGTACTCAAGATGGTGTGACCCTGACTGTTGAGCGTGAATTCGCTGAACTCGAGGTTGACCAGATTGTAGACATCCCCGAGCGACGGATCACGAAGCGAGACTTCCAGGTTGTGACTAACCTGGCAGAGGGCACGCTCGAGAACTTCAAGCTCGTGCAGAATGGCGGAGCGATCACATCGGGTTCCGGGTACCGGGCATACGATCCGGCCGATGATGTGTCTTCCACGCAACCCACGTACTCTGCATTGCTGTTCGATGGGTTCGGACCGAATGCCGTTCGTCGCCGATTCATCGTTCGCAAGGCTCTCTCGATTGAATCTGTCGAGACTGCTTACAAGAAGGATGAGCAGACGCTGATTCCGGTCACCTTCGGTGCTCACTACGTGTCGCCTTCGACTAAGCCCTTCCGGGTTATTGACGAAGCGTAACCGCTCTCACCATCACAACTACTAAGAAGGCCAAAAAATGAGCAACTCCAAGAACAACAACCGTAAGGGTAACGGGGGCAACAGCTCTCGGATGACTGTCCAGGATCACCAGACCCGCCAGCAGTTGCTGGCTAAGCTTCCCAGTCCCGATGAAGAGTTCGAGCCCATCCAGATCATTCAGCGTTCCGATGAGGAACGCGCCCAGGATGAACGGATTACTCTGTTCTACATCGGCGACATTGGCTACAGCATTCCGGCTCGTCCTCGGGTGAACTTGGCTATCAAGTATCTGAAGGACATCCGGGATGAAGGCGAAGAGTTGGCTCAGGCCAATCTTCTCGTGAAGCTTATTGGTGATGAAGGCTACGATGCTCTCTGCGAAGCTGAGGACATTCTGCCGGAACAGTTCGAAGCCATCATGAACATTGCAGCAGCCAAGACCCTTGGCGCGCTGGAGAACTCGGGAAAAAACTAAGGGAGCGGACCGAACAGGTCTATTGGATACTCGACTACCTTTATGATATTGAAAGCGACATGTCGGTCTTTCACAGGGTAGACGATATCTATGACATGGAAGGTCCGCGCTTCTTCAAACTGGTTTGGCGTCTTCCCGCTTATGCAGGGGTGATGTCCGCTCGTCTCGAAGAAGAACGTCAGAAGCCATCATCTGGGGGGAGAAGTGTGGACCCCAATGAGGCAAGGGCCATTAAGTACGCTAACAAGTACGGTGGCGGAACTACATCACAAATAGATAACGTACATGCCGCTAACTCAGTGGCAAATGATCCCATCTTTGATATTGGCTGAGAAGGTTAAGTAAGGAGGAAGGTCATGGCCGAAGGATTCCGAATTGCAAAAGCCTTCGTTGAAGTTGGTACTCAGGATAATACTGGTACTGGTCTAAACGCTATTGGCGGAAAGATCAAGGGATGGGTTGCGGGTCTTGGTATCGGAGCCTTGATGGCTTCGGCTATCAGTCCGGGCATCGCAGCCTTTGGTACCTTTGAAAAACAAATGAATGAAGTCTTCTCCCTGCTGCCGGGCATTTCTCAATCGGCCATGGATGATATGTCCGGCCAGGTGAAGAAGTTTGCTAAAGACTTTGGTGTTCTCCCAGATCAAGTTGTCCCATCGTTGTATGAAGCGTTGTCTTCGGGTGTGCCCAAGGATAACGTGTTCGAGTTCCTGGAAGTGGCTCAGCGTGCCGCTAAGGGTGGCGTAACCGAACTTGCAACGGCAGTGGATGGCATCACGTCAGTCATCAATGCATATGGTGCTGACGTGATCGATGCTACCCAGGCTTCAGACATGATGTTTGAAGCTGTCAAGGGTGGCAAGATGACATTCGGGGAGCTGTCGGGTGAACTGTCGAAGGTGACTCCCCTCGCCTCGGCACTGCAACTTGGCTTCGGAAACGTCACTGCAGCAATGGCCTCCATGACCGCTGTGGGCATCCCTGCCGCAGAATCGGCCACCTACCTTAGGTCACTCTTGGCCGAGCTGTCCCAAGCGGGTGGAGAGACCGCTGAGACGTTTGAAACGGTGGCTGGCAAATCCTTCAAGGAGTTCATTGCGGGAGGGGGCAATCTTCAGGATGCTCTTGTCCTGATGGAGCAACACGCGAAGGATACCGGAGTCGGGGTCAATGACCTCTTTAGCTCCGTTGAATCTGGGTCTGCTGCACTTGCCTTGACAGGTAAGGGAACTGAGATGTTCCGCCAGCAGCTCGAGAATGCTGCGAACTCGGCAGGGTCCACACAAGCGGCCTATGATCAGATGAATCAGGGCATTGTCAATGCATGGGACAAGGCTAAGGCTGCTGCGTCCGTTGCCCTGATTGACCTCGGCGACAAGCTGGCTCCAGCTGTGTTGGCGCTGGGAAACTTCGCGTCTGTGACTATTCCGAAGGTTAGTACCGCGCTCGATATCGTCGGTGGGGTGATGCGGGATAAGGTTATTCCGTTCTTCCAGTCCAACGTGTTCCCGATCGCTTCGGCTATGTTTTCTACCATTGCTGGAGTCATCACTACCCTCGTGATCCCGGCTCTCCAGAACGAAGTGTTCCCCAAGGTCATTGAGATCTTCTGGAACATCGTTGGTGTGGTCAGGGACAACGTGCTGCCCGCTCTGGCGGATGTCGGTAACTTCGTCATGACCTACATCGTGCCTGCCCTCCAACACGGTGCGTGGCCTGCGTTTATCGTGATCGTGCAAACGGTGTGGGCAGTGCTATCCTTCCTGGGTAACATCTTGCTGAACAACGTGATTCCTGCGGTCGCTGCAGTCGTCGGGTGGATGGCTCGGAATGCCGACGTGATCGGAATCGTTGCAGCCGTTATCACGACGATCATGCTTCCCGCGTTGATCGCTCTGGGCATTAAGTCCGCTGCCACACTGGCTATGATGATTGCTCGCTGGTTGCTCTGGCAGACTATGACCGTTGGTGCTATGGTAATCCACATCGGTCAGATCGCTGTCATGGTCGCCAAATGGATCTGGATGGGCTTCGTTTCAACCGCA